TTATCAAACCTGTTACGGGTACGGTTCAAGCCGATTGTGCTGCTAATGGATGTGGTACTGGTGGTGGCGGTGGCTCAGTAAGGCCAACGACTGGAATGCTTTATCCTAGAGGTCAGGGCTAAGCCGTTAGTAAGGTAACCTAATCTAGCGCTGCTTTTTCCTCTGATGGCTCTTGATACCTCTGGTGTATATACAGCCGGTGATGATTACAGGGTCATCAAGGTATTGAATTTGCCTTTTGGTTCCTACACGCTGGATTGCGTGGGTAACTGTATGTCGCAACTGGAGGACATGTCTGTGGCCGCTGCAACGGACCTTGTTGCCCTTCTGGATGCTTGGGATACCGCAGATGATGCACAGAGCACACAGGACCTTGCAGACGTCGAAGGGAAGGTGCTTGTTAAGGCAGATGTACTGGAGTGGGAAGTTGTTAATGGTGGAGTCAGTGGTCCTGCCAAGGAAAAAGCCAAGATTGAAGATGACGTAAAGCAGATCATGAGCTTCTGCTCTTGCCTTGGCGGCTATCTTGGTATGAATTACTACGGATCTACACCCCTTATGAGGTCATGAACTTCTTACTAGCACTTTCACTGTTTGCTTCACAAGCCAAAACAGGTGCTGAAGTCATTGCTGGGTGCTGAAATGCACGCGAAATCGCAAGATCAGCCAATGTTCCTGAGCACATTATCCATCAGGAGTACCTGGAGTGTTTGAGGCGTGACTAAGGGCAGGCGAAAAAGGCAGCAGGGAGTGGTGATACCTAAAGAAATCGCCTATGCTGTTATACTTTCATTGCTTGCGGGTGGCTGGAGCGCTTACCAGCAGCTGCAACGCATTGATCAAGCCCTTGAGGAGCTACAGGAAGAGGTCAAGGTACTAGTGGAGCGGGGGGTTTAATGCCAAGCTCCTGAGGGGTTTTGATGCGCAAGGGGTCCAGCACCCCCTCTTTGGCTAAAATGGCCCTTCTGAGGTCTTCTGGGACGTATCCAGGCACCATTATCCAGTCATCCTGGAGTATATCAAGGTTGATCTTAAATGCCACTTCGGAATACTGGGTTTCAACTGCTTTCAGCTTAGCATGATGCATCCAGAAATGCAAGAAGGTCCTATTGGGGCGCTCATGCGGTCCATAGCACACGCCGAAACTGTTACCGTGGAATGCCAGTGCGGTGCAGAGGTACAGATGAACAAGGCTTACAGCAAGTACGTGACAGGTAAACTGTCTTCTTGTCGTTTTTGCCGTAACGAGCAGAGCGAGTGAGGTTGCCGCCGAAGGTGGGAAACTGGGGCTGGAAGACTAGAGTGACTTGGTAAGGCGTTATGGCGAGCCCGTTAACCCCATACATCAATAGCCGCGTCTTGGTGCCTAGTCAGGGTGCGGTTTCTGTTGTGAATGGAAGGCTGGTTTCTGCTCCTGGTAATCCATATCTGATCAAGAGCTTCATGAAGAGGACTCAGTACAGTGGAGTGAGTTCTGGATCTAAAATGATCCCAATTGAAAGCCAGCTCGATGGCGAGATGATGCCTGGAGCCTCGGGTGATCAGTTTTATTATCGTGGCTATGCTCTGGAGTGGACAACAGTTCCTGCTGACTGGGATCTTGAGACGTCTGACGAGACTGGGCTGGTTTTTCAGCAGGTTACTACGCAATACACCTGGATGGCTACAGGTACTGAGACCACATTCAGGTTTGGTCAGGATCCGATTATGTACGGCTCGAAGATTCAGCGCTCCAGTGGCCTTTTCGGCGGCCAAGGCATTGATGAGATTATCTATAAAGAGATTGGCGGCGTTGAATTACAGCTTACGGGTGCTGAACTGCAAAACTAATGGCTAAATTAACTTCTGTTTCGATGACCCTTGACTTCGAGCTGCCAAGGATGCAGCTCAAGGGCAGGGATGTAACCGCTGCGTACGATGCGGCAAGCAATGCCATTGTTGGTGGTGTTTACGATGGTGTAAGGGAGGCCTCAGAGGAAGTAAAGCCTGCGCTGAACGAAGCTATGGCGCAGTCTGTTTGGCCTTGGCCGAATAAAACCATCAGGAAAAATACTTCTGATGTAACCGCCCCAAGGGATATCATTGATACTACAAACCTTAGGGACAGTATGGATACCGAAGTAACTTCATCCAAGTCGTTTCAGATTGTCTATACAGCTCCTTATGCCAATTTAGTCCATTACGGTGGAATTACCAGGCCCTATGGTCGAGGAGGTAACTCTTTTGTTTACCCGGCAAGGCCATGGATATCTTCTATGTTTTTAGGCAAAAGTGGTATTGAACAGTTTCCGTTAATGGACATAATCGATAAGAACGTCAAAAAATCATGGGCAAACCGTTATCAGAGTAAAAGGTTTAAGATTTGATTTTAGTTAGGTATTATATGTCAGCTTGACCAACAAAATGTCCCGCAAAAATCGTACCCTTCCTTTTGTAGTACAGCCTCGCCTTAGTCCTATTATCGAAAGTATTGGTAGCGAGTTTAGCGGAACAATTGAAATCGAAAGGAGGGGGTATCTTTGTGTAGCAGAAAAGGCTTGGATCCAAGCTTTTGATTCTGGAGACGAAAGCCAAGGTATTTTGTTTCGCCTTGCTGCAAATATCGGCAACGATCTTAGCATGGACCCCAATGAGGTCTTTAAAATGATCACTTCCAGCGGAGCACAGGACCCAAGGTTGACCCCCTATGCTGCGGATCTCCTCAGTGCAATCCAGGCGGTAAACGCAGCACAGGAAAGAAAGAAGTTTGTGATGGCGACATGCTTGATTACAAATAGAATTGACCCTAAGTGGCAAGTCGAGGATACTATGACCCTGCATCCAGACATCCTTGATGGGCTCGCTCAATTGTTTGTCGAAGAGGAGACAAAGAGCCTTGAAGCTTTCCAGGAGTCTGAAAAAGAGGAAAGTGAAGAAAACGAAGGGCAAAAGAGTGAGCTGGGAAAGGACTGAACCAGGGAACTGTCATTGATTTTGAGGCCTTTTTCTGGACTCTAAAGAGACTATTTCCTGGAGATGCTGATTTTTCTGTAGAAAATTACTCAGGACTTTGCTATGGTTATGTCCTGAGGGCCATTAAAATGGCGTCAAAGATGCGCAAGAAGACCCTTCATGAAAATGAGAGGCCTGTTGCCATGCTAACGTCGTTGACGGCTAACTCAAACAGAGACCCTAAAAAACAGAAAAAGCCTTATACATTGGATCAATTCTGTTTATATCAACCCCAAGAAGACAAGGACATTCCTTCCTACAAGTACGGCTCAGCGGCCCTGAGTGCTCAGAAGATGGGATTATTGCCCAACTGGTCATTCTTCTGTTTTAAGGAGCTTGTAGCCGCCGCTAGTGACACCTACAGACCTTCTAATCCTATTCTGCTGGCGGAAGATGCTCTGTTGCTTCACCCAGTAAAGACAGATCACGGCTGGAAAGGCATGTTAATCGCTTGCGAGTCCGCAGGCGGCCAAGTGAGAGAGTTTATGGATTCAGAGGGCAAGTCGTATAAACTTGCCGTTCCGATTGTTGACACTAAATACGTTGCTTATGAGGATATTATCCTCAGCTAGGCCAGTCTAATTCTATAGAATTGAGGTAATCGTCGACGATCTTGCTGTCTTCTTCGTCGAATTGACCAAAATAAGCCCTGTCTCGTGACAGCCATTGACGGATTCTCCATTCCCCCTCGATTGTATAAAACTCTTGCATCCTGTACCAGGCAGCCCAGTCTTGACTGGACTTGCTTTGATTGCACTCAGTACAGGCAGGGATGCAGTTTGAGGTTCTATCCTCTTCGCCCTTCGATTTAGGGCGTACGTGGTCGATTGTGATCGATTCGTCATCGATTGGAGGCTTTCCGCAGTAGGCACAGCGGTTGTTCCAGGCCTCTTTTATTGAGTTCCGCCATTGCTGACGGGCTTCACGCCTTGTCAGTGCAGTCATGTTGAATAGATAATCTGAAATTCGCTCGTAAACGGGAGCGTAGTCCTGAAAGGAATGCATTTCAGAAAATCATATTGACATCACCACGGGAGAAGGGGGTATTCTTCGGCAGCACTGTAGCCTCCTGTGGGTTTGTCTACTTTATAATACCTGAAAGGAACACTAGGTTGACGCTTTTCTAGCTATCGTGCAGAGCTTTCCTACATCAGCACAGGTTATATACGAAACTCTGTCGAGCGACAGTAATTTTACCGACCTTTTGGGTACATACAACTTCAAGGGTGGCGGTGGTCCCATTGACGCAATTTCGATGGTTACAGCTGGCGCTGATTTGCCTGCCCTAAGAAATGTCGATGGCGTTGAATGTGTTATCCAGGATGCGGGCAATTCCTCGCTTCAGGAATATTATGGCAGCCGAGTCGTAGTAACTGAGTGGAGCGTTTTCCTGGTAGCTTGGGGAACTGCTACAGGTGCTGACCTGCAGAACGCCGCAGAGGTGGCTTTGAGGCGATTTGCAAGTTCGGAGATGGTTCAAACAGTAGCAACATCTGATGGACTTGGATCTCTTGTACAGACCAAGATTACAATTAAATCAAACATGCCAATTTTGGATCCCTAAAACCCTCTTTGGCAACCTAAGTTAACGGACCGTAAGAAGGTCCGAAGTACCTTCGTGCGGACTTTAGTCCGTTCTTTTATATGGCAAACTTTTCTGCTGCCTTCGGGTATGATCTTTACTTGATCCCCCTCAAGGCGGAATCTGTCGACACTTCTTTCACTGGCGTGACGGCAGGCGTGGATGCTTCCGCTACCGCCTTCGTCGACACCACCGCTATTATCCCCGCTGACGAAAAGATCACCTATGCTGACGGTATCTTCTCCATCGGCGCCACTCCTGTCGCTGAGCCCACCGACGGCACCATGCAGCCTGTGCGTCTGACTGGACTCACAAGTGCTTCCCTTGAGACTGATACCGGCTCTGAGGACATCTACACCTACGACGACGAAGTCAAGGGCTTCAACCAGGCTGTGGCTACGACCAAGTCCTGGAGCATGTCACTGGCTGGCGTCGCCGACTTTAAGGACGCTGGCTATCAGATCCTGCGCCTTACCGAGCAGAACACCGTGGCCGATGGCCTCCGTGTAAAGATCGCTCGTGTGGGCCCCACGGGCACCGTTGAGACCATTTACGGCTACGGCACTCTGATGGGCTACAGCGAGTCCAACGAAGTGACAAGTATCGTTTCCTGGGAGTGCTCCGTTAGCGGCTACGGCGCCTACGTCGTTGAGCTCGACGAGAACGCTG